CCTATGTTCGTTGTTGCCCATTTTTCCGAAAAAGGTTGTTGGACCGGGAACAGTACCCCCTCGGACAACGACTGCGAAGGAAATTCAACTAACCGAGGGGGTATGGTAAAAGAGCCCAAATCAGGTATATGTATATCCAGATTGTCCGGAAGATTGTCACTGCGCTTAAGATTGAGTAATGGACGTGCATCGGCATACTGATAAGTGAATGTATAAGATGACGGAAGTTCCTTATCTGTATAAGCCGTACTGTCTTCTGTTACAACTATGCGGCGCAAGTAGTTCTCATTATATATGTACTTTTGCTTGGATGGCAAAAAATCAATCAGCCATTGGCGTTCACGTTTATCAAGATATCCCGTATTTTTCTGAAACTTACGTTTGGTATCCACCATATATTCTTCGGATATCTCATCTATTTCAGCGATATTATGGGTATGTTCCGCTGCGAAATCCAACTGACCGTATGCCCGGAAGGTATCCATCCCACCCAAAGAGTTTTCAAAAAGAATCCACTGCTCCTGCTCTGACAGTATATTGCCGGCAACATAACGTTGTATATAAGTCAGACGATTTCCCTGACCGTCTTCTGCCCATATATCGTAAAACGACGGGAGTTTAGAGCCAAACAACGATGCTATGACGGAATATTGCACAGGAATGGTATAGACCCGCTTTTCACCTAAAGTAGCCAGTTGTTTGACCTGTTCGGTCACTTTCTCATTATCATCGGTAAAATAGGCTCTTACCTTGACATAAGATGCGTTTACAGCGTAATATGTCAGATATTCCGGGGAATAATAAGTAACCTTCTTAATCTGTGGTTGCCAGGTCAGAAAATTAGCTTTCAGAAACAATTCTGCGGAAGTGGACAACCGGTCCACTCCACATCGTATGGCACGAAATGTTATGCTCTGGTCATTTATAGCAGCGGTAAAATCGGCGGCCAGATCAGGTTGTTCGTATGATGTTGTAAGATCCTTCAGCAAAAAGGATAGCTGGGATTCTACGATATCCTTAACGTCAATCTCTACCGTCTGATTTGCACCGGGTGTGTAAACGGCTGACAACAGTTGCTTGTTCCCTTTTGACAGTACGAAAGAGAAAGGCTCCGCAGACTGAATCCGAAACTTATTGATATTGCCGGATAGAGATAAAGAATCAGGTTGGTTCAGAATATTCATGTCTATTATTTTTGTAACAAAAATAGTTTATTCGCAAAGAGATAGAAAGGACACTCAGGTATTCGTCTTAGGAACCGCTTCCAGCCAAAATGTGTATAAGGCCCAATTTTGTGCTATAAACTTGCCGGCAGTGTAACACACATACATGCGTTTTCCAACCAAATCGGCTGTAGGGGGAGGCGGGAAAAAAGGGGTAATCTCCGCATCCTTAAAAGGAGATGATTCATATTCCTTTTCCGAAATGATTTCATAAGATGTTTTTGCATTCCATCTATAACCTGTCTCCACAGATGGGAAAAGTTCATCAATCGTTTGGGGTAATACTACAGGCTCATATAATTGGGTCGTATATAGTTCGGATTCTACAGGTTCGTTTTCTTTTCCTAAATTATATTTCAGTTTATTCGGAAGCAGCTCAGCACCGTTTATTATCAGCTTGTCAAAAGATGGCAGGTTCATTTTCTGACTTTGCGAAAGAAGCAATTTGGCAGAAACTTTGTGCATGGAATTTCGCAAGAGCAGATCATACTGACGGTAAAATTTTTCAAAGATACCGTAAGGACCATTATATACAAGCGCATAATCACCGAATTTAAAGTCAATGGTATCCCGTCCAATGACTTTATAAATGTAATTGGTAACACTTCCCTCTGTAAACAGCCAACTTGTTTCTTTATGCGCAAAAGCCAGCATCAGGTACATATCTTCAGAAGATGACTCCTTGTCGGAAGACAATTCAGTTTCGCTGTCCGCTTCAATATTGGCAGCCTTCAGAGATGAATTGAGAAACTGTACTTGACCTATATAGAGATTGGCGGAAGGGATGGCTTCTGGTATTTTAATAGTTTCCGTTTCAAGAGATCCGCCTTCGTAATAACGCTGGCTACAATCTCCTACAATTTCATTGACGGATGTTATTCGCATTGTCAGCGAACTTTCGATTTGGTATCCTTCACGTTCAAACAGACCTTTTTTCTCATTAAATACGGCTGTAGGATACTTGGAATGAATTAGTGCTAAAGAGTCAAATGTTTCCGTAGTTCCTCCGACAGACTCTTCGGCTTCCAATGTGATTTGCCGATATGTTTCCGGATATTCTATTTTCAATTTTCCGACCAAAGAATGAGACAGATCGGTTCTTGCTGTCCGGGAAATGACATCATTGAACATGATTATGTCAACTGTATGGTTGACTTCATCGGTAACGAATTCGCAACAAAACTTACGGCGGAACAAATCAAGTATTTTGCTGCAAGTAACTTTCGGCAATAATTGGTCTATACGGATAGTACCCGTAACGATGGCATCGGCTACATTGTTGATAAAAACCATATCGGGAAATGGAGCAGTCCGGAAAAAGAAGTTATCTTTCAGCGTGTATCCGAAATGCAAAAACAATCTTTTCAAAACAAAGTTAGCTTTTAAAAACGGTGTCAAGTAAAATCCTCGCGTAACGGATATCGTTTGTCCGTCAATGACCTCTGTGGTATCTTTCTCGTTAAAAAAGGAGCCTTTCCGATTGCTATGCCCATTCAGGAATCGTTGTTGCCCATTGTCATCATCATCCAGTTTTACCATAAAGACAGAAAACATTTCATTTCCGCCGGAAGAATTAAGAGATTTAATCCATTCTATAGCCTGATCAAGAGTGTTAACCCCGTCTACAGTTTCACCGGCAAATACATCGGTAATGTAGGTATTTTCCAACTTGCTGTAAAAACTTCCTTCATTAATGTAGAATGAGGTTTCAATACTTTCAGATGGGGATATTCCGAGTATTGCCTGGCGGCAGGGAGTAAAAAACTCCCCGTCCTGAATGGAAGCATCAACCATTTGCACTTTTTCCCTCCGTTGAATGACATTTGGAAAGCCAAGGATATTTCGATTATAAGCACTGTCAGGGAGGCTGACCGGTAGAGATTGCTCACCGTATTCATTAAAAAACGGATTGGTTCTTTCCATGGCCAGTTGAGTTTCCGGGTTCAACTGGTAAGGTTTCCCTAATTTTGTATTAACTATTTTCATGATTTACTTCCTATTTTTCGTGAACGTTCTTGTAATTTCCGGGCCCGGTCAAAGTCATCAAGCAGTGTGTACGCAGGCAACCCTTCTCTCTTTAATTCAATCAAAGTGTCATTAAGCTTACCGACCACTTGGGATAGTCCGGCATCGGGAACCGGAACAGGAGATATTTTTGCCGGATGGCTGACGACAGAGCCTCCATCTTGTCGCCCGATGGCTTTTGACTGAAGATAGCGGTTAAGGTCCAGTGTCCGGATTGTCCCTGCCTGCTGTGCCTGGTCAAGTATGGATAGGATAGGAGCTACCGTAGGATTTTTGACCGCTTCATTGCTAGCCACCCATTCGCGTGACATTCCTGCCGGACCTTCGCCCACAATTACGGTAGGGTGGTCAATGTATCCACGGCGTTTGGGGTCATAAACTGCTTGAAATTCCTTTCCGTCTTGACTCCGTGTCACGTCTATATAACCTCCTGATTGTTTCCCGGGAACGCGGGTGTAATTACCAGAGGCAGAATTATTGGAAGATCCTGATGCAGTCATGCTTTTTACCTTTTGTCGTTCTGCATTAGCTGCTGCAATCTGTATCGCACCTGTAGCAGATACTACTGCGGCGGCAATGGCACCGGCAATAGGTCCTAAATCTGCATAGGCTTTCATTACAGATACAGCAGTGTCTGCAATAATCTGAGAAACTTTAATAGCAAAATTAACATCTGCATATTTTTTTTGAATGTCTAATTTTTTTTGTTCTTTCTCCTGCTCTAATCGTTCTACTTCATCAGCATTTCCTTTAGCGGCTTCTATTTCTTTATTGTATTTTGATTCTATGTTATTTATTTCAGCGTCTTGTAATGATTGAAAAGCATTAGAAAAAATATCAGTCCATGTATTTACCAATTTATTAACATAGTCAGTCTTAATTTTAAGAAATCCTGCAATTATTTCTTCTGTACTAAGTTCCCATTCTGTTATAGCAATAGCAAATTCATTTAATTCCAGCTTGTATTTTTCCTTTAGACTTACTAACCCATATTTATCCAAAGCCTGCTGTCTTGCTTTTTCATAATTTACTGCCATTTCTAATTTTGCTTTCTCAAACGATTCTTCCAATTCGAGTAAATCTTTACCATTACTTATTAGCAAATCTTTACGAGCATTATATGATGCATTTAAAGCATCTATTTCCATTTGATAAGCATCCTTAGGAGTTATAAGATTAAAATCCTGTTTAAATTCTTTTACAATGTCATTTATTTTTTGTTGTTCATTGATTAAATCTTCATTATTTTTCTTTTCTGCTTCAACAATACGTTTATTAGACTCTCTAATGAAATCTTCTTTTAATTTTATATTGGTAACAAGTAAAGATTGTGAATCCTCATAATATGCTTTTTCAATATTCAACCGAGCTGTACTATTGGCCTTATCAAGCGCAAGCATCATAATACTATACTGTTCTTGTGATATATTCTTCTCTTGCAAAGATATATTTAAGGCAAATTTCTGTTCATTATACCATTTATCCTGCGCAATAAGTTCTTCTTCGCGCATACTTCTCATACTCTCAAAGACATCTTTTTCAGTGTCTAGTATGGCTTTCTTTTCCTTTTCCGCAGCTTGCTTAACCTTTCTGGCTGCTTTCTCTATTTCCTTAGGATCTACAGGAATATCAGGAAAACGATTTTTATAAATTTCCTTAGCAAGACTCAAATACTCATTAGTTGCATTCTTCTCATCTGCAATCCAAGCGGACAGAGATTCTTTATTCATTTCATTAAATTTTTTTCGATTTTCTGTCATTTCGGTTTGTGCTCTAATCATATCGTCAAGAGTTGTACCTTGTAATCGGGAAAGTTCCGCATCAATTCCTGATAATGCTTCATATAAGGATTTCATTTCTTCTTTAAATTGGTTTTGCTCATCCACAGTCATTTTTCGATATTTCATTTGTTCCGCATTAGGTCCATATCCCATGCGCCCACTAGAAGTTGCAACGTGTTTCACATTACCTTCTTTGTCAACTCCATAAAGTCTTTTTCCTATACTTTCCTGGAGCTTCAGACTTTTTATTCTTTCTTCAATGTCCTTTTTTTCGCTTTTTCGTTCTTCGATTTGTGATTTATTGATATATGCTAATCTAGCTTTCTCTGTTTTTATCCATTCGCGAGCATAATCGGTACTGATGGATAATGCTCTTCCATAATTATCAAATCCTGATACTGCTCCTGGTATTATTTGAGCAATTTGAGTTATTAATAGATTTAGTTCGTTTTGTTCCTGAGCGCTTAGACTTGTTTTATTTTTTAATTCATCATAACGATTGAGTAGAGGAACCAATCCTGTTTGTAAAGAGACCACCTTGTTTAATTGTGTGTCAAATTTTTCGCCGGAAGATTCAAGCGATTCGGATATTTTTCCCATAAAACGGCCTAATGTCCCCATAAATGATTTGATGCCCGGTTCAAGTTTCTTTCCTATTTTATTGTAAATAGAGTCTATTTGATCGCCTAAATTAGATTCCAGCCCTGCTAATTCTTTCATTTGAGTGGCCATTGAACCTTGTACACCTTGCAGTTTGCCTAAAGACAGAATATAATTTTTTATGGCGGTGTCGGTATTATCTACTTCGGTTGTAACACCTTTGAATGTATATGCAGTAGTTTTTCCGTTTTTTGATGCAGTTATGCCAAATTCCTTTAGGCGTTCATTCTCTCCGGTCATGGCATCAAGCAACGCTTCAATAAACTGGTCTATATCTTTACCTTGCGACATGGCGATATCTCCCATGGCAATTAATTCTTCAGAAGTCGGTTTAATTCCGCGATTAATTAATTTGATATAGGCTTCATTCCATTCTGCTACACTGGCAGGAGTCTCTTTTGCCAACTGCTGCAACATCTTCATTGCAGTTGCAGCTTCCTTGGAAGAACCGGTTGCATTTCGAAGAGTGGCTTCAAAACGTGCATACTCTTTACGGGTTTCATAAGCCTTCATACCTATGTCTTTAAGATATCGAACGAATTCTACGGCTATAAAAGCTTTTGTTGCTTTTTTTGCAGCGACCATCGCTTTATCATAAGAAGAAAGCTGTTGCTTGGCATACTTTCCGGTATTACGCAGTTCTTCCATACGATTGGTCACTTTAGCCAATTCTGATTCAAGTTCTGCATATTCTTCCGGGTGGGTGGACTTGACTGTCTGATCAAGCTGCGCACGAAGATCCTTGGCTTTTTTTCGAAGCTGGACCATCGTAAGTCCTGTAAGATCAAGCTTTTTCTCCAGTTCTTTAATGAGTTTATTGTTTTTCTGAATAGTCTCATTATTTTTTTTAACTTCGTTATCAAGACGTTTGTATTCATCCGATTCCTTTTTGCCCAATGATTCCAATTCGCGCATCAATGACCGACGTTCCTTATTGGTCTTGTTTAATTCTTTAGTCTCTTTTGTAAATTTGTAAATTTCCTGTTGAGCTTTAGAAGACTCAACTGACAAAATATATTTTATTTCGTCTTCAGATAGCTTTTTCCCCATAATTACCAATCTTTTAAAATATCTAATTGATTAATATCCGATCCTTCTTGAAGTTGCCGGGTGATGTACTTACGTATGTCTTGTGTAAAGCCATAGCGCAGAGCAGGAAGCACTTCTCCATAAAGTACACCCCAAATGACACGGTTATAGATGGAAATTTTTCTACGTTGCATATCCTGTCGAAAATGGATATCCAAGAAACGCATATAAGGAAGAACAGTCATATAATATACCTGACGTTCTGTTCCGATGAGCGATAACGGATTTTTTTGAACTGATTTGAGCAGATCGCCGGATATGACATTCAAGTTTTCCGATATGACTTCCTGTTGTATCCGTTTGATTTCCTTGAAACCATTGGAAACAACATTATGTATAAATGTTGTTTTGATGAGTTGATCAGTTATCATAGCTTCATAAATTTGAAGCTAAAGTAATGATAGAAAAGAAAAAGGCGAAGGACAGGTTTTATACTGCCTTCGCCTATATAGGCTACAACAAACTATAATGTGTATTACTCCTTAAAAAGGAGTTCATTATAGATTTTCTAACCACTTCTTACCCGACTTGGTATGTGACCAAATAACCAATGCAGAACCTACAACACTGGTAATTAAAAATATTATTGTTAGCGCATCCATATAATTACAAACTCTTCAGCCATTTTTTGCCTTTCCGGGTATTTAACCATATAGCAAAGAAAAAGGCTAACATTCTAGAACTACCAACCACGATCAATAAACTTTCCATAAATTACCTCCTTATTATTTCTGTTTAAACATCCATCGGAAATCGCATCCCAAAGTACCTGAACGAGGTTGGAAGCGGAAACCGGCCATAAGAAGTGAATCGTATATATCTTCCAATTTAACAGAGGTTCCCGGATCTATTTTCTTTATGGATTCAAAAACTTCTTCAGTGGAAAACCAATGGGTCGTTTCAGATTCATTGATTGCCGGAGAATAAACGGACATTAGAGCTGTAATATAACTGTCTATATTGGCTTCATTCTTCATCGCGGAAGGATTTTAAATTTTTCAATACTTTACGGACTCCCCGAAGCTGTTGAAGCATAACAAGACGATCGCCGTCACTGGCATCCGCTTCCGGGTTTTCTATTAATTCGGCGATGCAATCAAGGCCGTCAAGGACATAATTAATTTCACTATTGTCATCCTCTTGCATACGACGCAATATATTTACTCCTTCATCACTTAGGATAATTCCATTAATATTCATTTTTTTTAAAGCATTAAATTATAGATTATCATAATAGCTAAACACAAGCTCTTTTCCAGTGCACTGCTCGTATTGTCTTGCTTATGTGAGCAAAGATAAAACAAATATGGTGAAACATATAAGACAGGCATTTGTGCTTAATGCAAGGAATTAAACGAAGCAATATCGCACTTAATATGAACAATTCTAGAAAGAAAATGTTTTAGAAAGTTTGCTTTTTTTATCTATAAAAAGTATAACAAAATGAACATCAAGTAATTTCAATAAAAAATATGTTTGAAGCAAAGAGGCTGGCTTTGCTTCAAATCATATCTAAACTGTATCAATATTTATGTCCCGGTATAACTCTGAGTAGTTCAAAGAGATGACGGATATCTCTAAGTGTCTGCATCATGACCAGTCTGTCTCCATAAGAGGCATCTGCTTCCGGGTTGAGCACCAATTCTTCTATTTCATAAATACCTTCCTGAAGACCATTAATTGTGCTGTTGTTATCTTCCTGTAGAGTGCGAAGATTATCCAAAGCTTCGTCTGTAAGTTTAAGACCATTTATTTTCATAGCAAACCTCCTTTCTGGCATAAATACAACGAAGTGGCAAACCATGGAAGGCAGAGCAACGCAGGAACCACGGACACACATGAGGCACATATCAGCGCGGAGAATGAAAGACAGGCGTGGCCCATCAATAACACTTG